CCAGGTACGCCATGTGCGCCAGGTGCTGAAGGAGATAAAGGAGATAAAGGAGATAAAGGAGATAAAGGAGATAAAGGAGATAAAGGAGATAAAGGAAATCCAGGTACAAATGGTACAAATGGGGCGCCGGGTTCTATAGGTCCAACTGGACCTTCTGGACCCGCCGGGATTACTGGGCCAGCAGGTAAAGACGGTAAAGATGGTGCAATAGGCCTACCTGGTTTAAGAGGTTTAAATGGTCCAATGGGACCAACTGGTCCAATAGGCCCGCCTGGTTTAATAGGACCAACCGGTCCAAGAGGCCCAGTTTCTAATAATAATGTTGCTTCCACCGCTGCAAAAATAAACTCAGAAGATAACATAGAAGATGACTTTTGCGAAGAATCTTTATAATATGCATAACAATAATATAAACAATAATATAAACATAAATATAAATATAAATATAATATAATAGTAATATAATAATGGCTGCTAATAATAAAATAACTATAGAGACAAAAAGATGTATTTTTGTGGATGAATATATTTATTTTAGCAATTACTACTTAAAGTCTAAGATTTCAGAAGTTACTGGTCCAGTTAATAAAATTAAGTTTGATGAAACTGAGTTTATGAATAAAACAATGATACAAGACGAAAATAAAAAAAAAGTACCAAACCAACTAGAAGTCACATTGCCAAACCCATTAGATCTAAATGAATCATTATATTCAAAGGTAAATATTTCTGATAATACTATAAATATTAATGTAGCTGAAAATGAAATATTAGAACTAAAAATATTTAAAGATCACAACCAAATAAAACAGTTTCTTCAGTTTGATGGTTGGTGGTGCCCTGAGGCAGAACATACAGATTTTGATGAAAGAGTGAAACCTGAATCAACTGACGTAATGCCGAGTGCGCCATTGCAGCCTGCGGCCACTGGGTCCCAGACTGCGGCCACTGGGTCCCAGACAGCTCCTGCTGAACCGGGTTGGTTTTCCAACTTGCTTCCTAGCTGGGTGCAGCAACCAGCCCAGCCATCTGCGCAGCAATTGGGGCAGCAATCGGGGCAGCCATCTGCGCCGCAATCGGGGCAGCCATCTGCGCCGCAATCGGGGCAGCCATCTGTGCAGCCATTGGGGCAGCCATCTGCGCAGCCATCTGCGCAGCAAATCGGAGGTGGCACTAAACAAACTAGAAGTACACGTAATCACAAAAATCGTAAATCAAAAAAAAATTAAATATTTATATTATTGTAATATATAAATATTTATATGTTTGAAGCAATTTCTCAGTATTTTCAAAGTATGTTAAAACTTATGATGGCCTTATTTGCTAGAATATTTAAAATGATTAAAATGATTGTAAATAAAATAATATTTTTAATTAAACTAGGATTTTCCTTATTTTTTATATTTTTAAAAGCCATTTTTTATAAAGAAAATAAAATTAACCAAAATATACAAATTGGATAATTATATAAAAAAAATATAAAAAAAAATATAAAAAAAAATTATAATAATATAATAATATAAGAATGCAAATCTTTGTGAAAACATTAACCGGAAAAACAATTACACTTGAAGTTGACTCGGCAGATACAATTGATACAATAAAAGCAAAAATTCAAGATAAGGAAGGAATCCCACCAGACCAACAACGCTTAATCTTTGCTGGTAAACAATTAGAAGATGGGCGAACATTAGGCGATTATAATATTCAAAAAGAAAGCACTCTTCATCTTGTATTACGTTTACGAGGCGGATTTTAATCTATAAATATTAAGTTTTGTTTTGTGTTCGTTTATGTTTTAAAAAAGTATGGGAGAATTAATATCAATCATTTTACCAGATGACAATTGTGGGATTTGACTATATTTAAGATGTAATAAGGTTCTCATATTTATTAACAAGTCTTTCCAAGTTAAATTATTATTTTCATTTAACGTTTTTAAGAAGCACCAAGTTAATGCCCCTTGAAACTTATTATCAATAAAAGCATCTGCGCTTGTTTGCGAATCAAAGCAACCGCTTATTAAAAATACATTACTTTTAGTTTCTTTAATGGTTTCGTTAATTATGAGGTCTTCATTACCAGCTAAATAATTATATTTTAGGTCCATAAGAGTTCCGCTATGGCAGCAATCAAAAATAACAAATAAATTAACGCCATCTGGTAAATACTCATCTATTATTGTTTTAAGTTCATCATCGCTAATATATTGATTATCAATAGTAATTAATAATTCATCTTTTTTATCGAGTTCATCATTATTTAAATCTTGCATATATGACCCGTGTCCACTATAAGTAAAAAATAGTTTTTCTCCGGGCTTTGCATTAATTAATAAATCTTTATATTTTTTTAAGATATTTTGTTTTGTTGGTTTAACGATAGTTGTATCAGTTAGCAAACATAAATTATTAGAAGTAAAATTATATTTATTACTTAAATAATTTTGTAAATGGTTAGTATCATTAATACATCCATAAAGTTCATTTTCTGTATTTAAATAATTTATACCAATAATTAATGCTTTTAATTCTATATTATTTATAATTTTTTCTTCTTCTTGTTGTTGTTGTTGTTGTTGTAGTTGTTGTAAATATTCTCTAATTTTATTATTTTTATAATTAATTAAATTAGTTTTATTAGTAGTATACATATTTTTTAACTGATTAATATAAAAAGTTTTAGCGCGATATGCAATTCGACTATTAAAAATTTTTCTATAATTGTTACTGTAGAACGCATCTAATTGACTTAATTGTTGTCTAAACTCGTTTTCAATTAACTCTATTGAATTACTCATATTATCTATATATATGTGTATAGATAATATAATTATTTACTATTTATTATTTACTATTTATTTATAGGCCGTGTGGGAAGCTTACAAGATTGGCACCAATACCAAAGCCAGCACCGGTTCTAGCACTTACCGCAAGCGCTGGTAAATATGTATCTAAAATAGAAAAGGTTGCTGCTGCAACTAATGCAATTAAAGCTGCTTCATCAATTCTTATATTTTTTGTAGGTATAACATATGCTGCTAAGGCAACAATAATACCTTCAAAAAAATATTTTAAGGCGCGTTTAAACAATTCATTTATATCTAAATATCCAATCAATGACATATAATAATTGTTAAGAAAATAATTATTAATGAATTAAAATAAATACTTAAATATTAAATGACAAGTAATAAATATTATAATGGATATTACTAAAGAAGAACAAAATGTAAAATATGTTGATTTATTAGATGAGGATCAATCCTTAGCTGGCCAAAAATTTGTATGTTTATCTTTTCTCTCTCCAGAAAAAATCTTAAAACAAAAAGAGCAATTTTATTTTGAACAGTTTATGAAACAATACGATTTATTTAAATCACTTGAGAAATTTACTCAGTTTTTAAGTTTTGTAGCCTATAAATATAAGTTATCATTTGACAAATTACAAAGTGATTTGGAAGAGTTTGCAAAACTAGAAAAAGATAATATTTTTAATATTTCTTTAGATGCGGAATATAAAACCTATATTGACCATAATGAAGAAAGACTAGAACAGTTATTTAATAAAGATAATAAGTTTCAAACATCCACTAGAGGATTAAAAGTTAGAGGGTGTTTTCCATCGCAAGAAGAAGCAGAAATGCGGTGTAAAGTGCTTAGAGAGTTAGATCCAAATCACGATATTTTAGTTGGACCGGTTGGTGTATGGCTTCCTTGGCATCCAGAAGCATATAAAACTGGTAAAGTTGAATATTTAGAATCTGAACTAAATGAGTTAATGAATGAAAAGCAGAAAAATGAAAAAGCAGCTAAAACAGAATTTGATAAACGGATTAAAGAAGCTAGAAAACAAGCGATTGAAGAGAATATTAAAAAGGCAAAAGAAACAGGAAATGTATTAACACAAACAATAAATAAGGATGGCGAACTTGTAAATGTAAAAGACATTATAAGTAATGAAAATGGATTATTAAAACAAGGTGAACTGGCTACACCAGATGAAGTAAGAGATGTATTGTTTAATACGTCTAATGTAGTTACTGAAAAAACAGATTATGGCTACAGTCAATTAACTAGCTTACAAAAACCCTAATTAGTAATATATTTATTCTAAATTGGCAGCATTAGAAACTGATTCTAAAATAGGAAAATATGCAGCTGGAGTGCTAGTATTATTTTCATTTTTCACAGTCGTTACAATTTCTTCCTCAAGGGTTTTTTGGATTGGTTCATTATAAACAGGGTTTTCTATTTGTATTTTTTTTTCATATAAGCTTAAATCTTTTAAAATAGTATTTGATGTAATAAACTCACTAGAAAAAACATATGCTAACATAATAAAAAGAAATAACAAACTAATGATCACTTTAAACATATTATATATATTAAATATCTATATTTTTAATTAAAATAAAAAAATATTAAAAATATTAAAAATATTAAAAATATTAAAAATATTAAAAATATTATATAAAATTGAAGAATATTAATAAATTATTCTATAAAATATTAGTATTTTATAGAATGTATAAAACATATTTAGGACAAAAAGGATATTCTATTTATAAAAACACATTGTCACTTAAAGAATCTGTTTTTATAAGAGATGAATTAATGGCTAAACCATATATTCCTAAATCACCAGTAGAATCAGAAGCATTTCCTATATATAAAGAATCCCCGCAAAAGTTTTATGTGCCTCGGGTATTTGGAATAACTCATTTTGGTCAACCAAATGAAATAAAGATTAATAATTATGAAAAAATTAATATAATTTTTAATGGTTCTCTCCGTGAAGATCAACAATTAGTGGTTGATAAATATATTAATACTATAAAAAATGGAGGATTTGGCGGTCTTCTAGATTTATATACTGGATTTGGTAAAACAGTTTTAGCTTTAAAAATTATTGCTCAATTAGGCGTTAAAACATTAATTATTGTGCATAAAGGATTTCTAGTAGACCAATGGATCGAGAGAATAAAACAATTTCTGCCATATGCTAATGTTGGCCGTATTCAAGGACAAGTTATAGATATTGACAATAAAGATATTGTCATTGGAATGCTGCAATCTTTATCAATGAAAGATTATCACGAGTCACAATTTAATAGTTTTGGGTTAACTGTTGTAGATGAGGTTCATCATATATCAGCTGAAGTATTTGTAAGAGCATTACAACGAGTCGTAACAATGTATACATTAGGCTTAAGTGCTACAATGAATAGAAAAGATGGATTAACAAAAGTATTTAAATTGTTTATTGGAGATATTATTCATAAAGAGAAACGTGAAAGCGATAATAGTGTATTAATAAAAGCAATTGAGTTTAATGTGAATGATGAAGATTTTAATACAATTGAATATGATCATCGAGGAAATGCTAAATATAGTACTATGATTAGTAAATTATGTAATTTTAATATTAGAAGTGAGTTTATTTTAAAAATAATTAAAAATGAATTGGAACTTAATAATAACCAACAAATGATTATTTTAGGACATAATAAAAGTTTATTAACATATTTATTTAAAGCAATAGAGCATCGTAATATTACAACAGTTGGTTATTATGTTGGAGGAATGAAAGAAAAAGACCTTAAAATTAGTGAAACTAAACAAATATTAGTAGCTACATATTCAATGGCATCGGAAGGATTAGACATTAAAACTTTAACAACATTGGTGTTTGTTACACCTAAAACTGAAATAGAACAAGCAGTTGGTCGTATTTTAAGAGTAAAACATGCTAATCCTTTAGTTATAGATATAATAGACAAACACGACATATTTAAAAAACAATGGTTAAAGCGGCGACAATTTTATCATAAAAATGGTTATACAATTCAGTATAATAATAATTATACTAATAATGATACTAACAATTGGACACTATTAAGTAAAAAGACAGAAAAAGAATTAGAAAACATAGATAATTTATTAGTAAATAAATGTTTAATTACTGGTTAATTACTGGTTAATTACTGGTTAATTAAATTGAAACCCTTCATATTTTGTGGTAGTTAATATGGGAGGAACACTGGAATCTTTATTATACATTTTATCTAATGGAGTTTCAAGTCCTATATATTGGTTCATTGGATCAAATCCAGGATATAAATTATTATTAAATGGAGGATTATTCCGCGTAGAATCAACTAATAAAGAATTATTATTAGTATTATATAAATCCAATCCAGAAATAGAAGGTGCGCCGCCTTCTTTTTCAAATGGAGATTTTCTATTAACAAAAACTGCTTCTCCTTGAATATTATATTCTTTTTGTAAATATAATTCAGGACATTTTTTTCCTTGTTCTTGTTGACTTTTATAATATTTACGATATTCGTCTAAATTATTAAACTTAAGAATTGCTTTTTTATATTTATTCATTAAATATATATATTTACCTTTTTGTATTAATACATCAGGGCAATCCTCCTTCTTATTTTTATTATAATTATTCACAAACCAAAAAATGCCTACTATAATTATTATTATTAAAATACTATAAAAAATATCAATTAACATATTATATAATATATTATATAATATATTAATATATTTTATTAATATATAAATGAATATTATATACTATACAAATCAAGATAGTAATATTAAGGTATCTTTAAAACAAAGCGGGTTAATAATCACAATGCCAGGATGTGGCTATTGTGAGCAATTAAAACCTGTTTTAAAAGATCTAGATGATAAATTAAAATTTTATAATAATGATGGAATAACTAAAATATATAATATAGAAAATAAAGCATTTGATACAATTTTAACTAATAGTAAAATTAAAGCTGCAGTCTCTAGCGGCTATCCAACAATTTTAACAGTAAAAAATAATAATGTACTTCAAATATATGATGGGTCTAGAACTGCCGATGACTTACTTAATTTTTTTATACGTAATTTAAAAATAAAAAAACTTAAAAACGTTAAAAATGTTAAAAACGTTAAAAACGTTAAAAAAGGAGGCACCAAAAAAAAACATAAAAAGTCAAAAAAATATAAATATTCAAAAAAATATAAAAAGTCAAGAAAACACACATAATTATTTAATTATTTAATTATTTAGATAACGTATTATGATGTTTATTTATAGTTTCAATTGCAATATTTATTGTTAAATCCATATTATTTAAATTTACAACTACTCCATTTTCATCCAATAATCTGATTTTTAATTTTGATATTTTAACAGGTCCAAAATACAATTTAGTGTTAAATATTCTATCAGTATAATCTTCAAAACTTTTGTCATAATAATTACATCTATTTGGAATTAATGCTAATATATTTGACACACTATAAGTAAATGCTTCTGAGCTATTATTTTTTAATTCAGCATTAAATCTAAAAAGTTTACTTTGATTTTTGTTAAAGTCATCTACTTCCAGTAAAAAATAACGAGTGCCAATTGTATTAGCAGTTGATTCTGGGTTAAATCCAACCTCTAAGCTGATTGTTTTAATCTGATTATAGTAAGTTTCATTATTTGTGGTTTTAAAAAAATTATAATTTAATTTTCTATAACCTAATATCCAACCCAAATTTAGAAATGCCGGTCTATTTGGGGTTATTTTATCTGTAAAATTTAAATTAAACCCCCATTTATAACCGTCTGGTGGATGATTATGATTGCTATCATTTACTACAAATAATAGTTTGCCTGTATTATTTGTTTTTACTATTTTAATAACTCTATAATATTTAATAGTATGTATAATTGTCATATCCGTTTCATTATTTTTAAAGCAATCATTATTTATTATAGTTACTAGTTCTGTTACACTATAATTTCCATCTGGAATTGTAAAGTCTTCTGTAAATATTGAGGTTTGGGAGATATCATTTGTTGCAATATTATATTGAAAAAATGTTACTGAAAACTTATTTGTTCGTAAATATTCAGAAATAGTGTAATAACTATTAATTAACTCAATAGATGCTAGTTTCATTGAAACTACATTATGATAAGGGTCATTTAATTCAACTATAAAGTCAGTACTACTTTTACTATTATTATCTCTAAACTTACTATTTATTGATAAAATAGATGAAGTAGTCTCTCTTTCTAATGGATTTACTAAGCCTTCTGTATATTTGTTTAAATATCCTTTCACAAATAATGTTTCTTTTTTTTCTGATTGTAACTCGCGATTTGCATCGCCTAATAGGTTAGATTTAAAATTTGTATTATTTTCAAGTAATGTACTAATTATTTCTTCATTTTCTTTATAATAACTAATATTATTCGGATTATTGGGATTATTTGGATTATTGGGATTATTGGGATTATTTGGATTATTTGGATCATTTGGAATTAAACTATTAGTACTATCAAGGGCAAGTGAGCCCAGATAGTCTATCTCCATTGAATTATTGTTTTTTATATTAGAATTAAAGATTTTAAATGCTGCTTTTGTATAAAACTTAATTAATTTATCTTTATTTTCTGGCAAGTCATCATTGTCTTGAACACTAATTAATGATATCGTTTTTGATAAATAATCTTCGATTTTAATTATATCTATTTTATTATCTGTAATATTAAATAACTTATGTAATTCATCTAGCGAATAGTTATTTATATTTAAATCCATATATATTAGTATTATTTATAATATTATAAATAATATTACTTATATTCTATTGTTTTTATTTTATCATAGTCAGTATGTCCTGCAAAATGTATAAAATAATTATCATTAAAATATTTATTTAAACTAATATTTTCAATATTATCTAATTTAGTTAAACCCCATACCGCATTAAATCTATTATCTATTACTTTATATAAATTATTTCTTTGAAGTTCATAACCTATACATGATTGTTCAAAATGAAACCCTCTAGGATGTGATATACTTTGCAATATGTATTTATTATATATATTTAATAAAAAATCATTGTGCTTTTTTGGTTGCATTACAAGAATGCCCGAATTAAAAACCATATCAGTTTGAATATCAAATCCGCATAATTTATAATAATCAACGGCTGTTGTCTCCCACCCCATTTTTTTCTGTAATTTTAATCTTCTTTGTTTAGAAGGTTGAGAATATTCGTCAACAATTCCAATGCTATCGCCATAATCTATATAATTATGAATTGGTGGAGAATTAATATTAATTAAAATATCAGCATCTATAAATATAATAAAATCATAATCATTTGACCATTCTTGATTACAAACTAATATTTTATTAAATGAAATGGTAGCTTTATTAATAATATTTTTATCTAAAAAATCTCTAACAACTTTAAAATCATAACCATTTTTTACAGCATAATCTCTTTGACTTTTATAAAACAATTTTTTATATTCTTCTAAATATTTTTCTCCAATTGCAATTGTTACTAAAAGACACTTCATAATATATTATAATGTATAACATATTATAAACTAATTATAAACTAATTATAAACTAATTAAGCTAATTAAGCTAATTATATTAGTATGTTAAAATGTTTAATTCGAATAAGCTAAACCACCCATACCCGACATAATACGAAGGACGTTATAGTTGGTGGCATAGACACGGACCTTGGCAGTATTGGTGCCACCAACAGTCGCATTAGAAAGCACAAGCTGAAGAGTGGCATTGTCAATCCGCGAGAAATTGCAAGTGCCCGATGGCTGGTGCTCCTCAGGGCGAAGAGCAAAAGAGTAAACATTAATACCAGTGTCGGGGGTTCTAGTGTGGTGCTGGTAGGGTTGAACGAGGTCAAAGTAGGTGCCTTCGCGCTCAGAGAAGCGGTCTTGGCCGTTAAGCTGTAATTTGGCAGTAACAACTGGATTCTCACCCCAGCAGTGCATGTCAAGGGAAGTCTCAGTTAAGACAAATGTGCCGGCATCCGAAACCGAAGACTGGAAGTCAGTCGAACCTAGCTGATTGGCAGTATTTAATAAGGTTTGGTTTGCCGACTGAACGAATCCAGAA